GCACAGAACTAACCAAACGCTTTTCTGCGTACAGGGTTATGAAGCCGGGCGTTGTTTGTTCCATAGCCTGAACTGTCATTTCCTCCACATCAGCAATGGTCAAAAATCTATTCCAATTCGCCAAATAAGCAGAAATGTTGCCTGTGGTTGTCCACTCATCAAGGTATGGATTTGGAATCACAGGGAATCCAAACACATGAACTAATGCGCCAGCATCACTGCCACCAACTTCAATAAAGCCTACACCACCTGATGCGCCATGATGGTAGTTACGCAACAAAGCAATAACGCTTGGGTGCATATGCCATGCAGTGCCGGGCAATGACCAATATTGCGATGGTAAAGCGTTAGCCATAGCTGTTATTGTTTCGGGTTCAAGACCATTGATAGTTGAGCCAACAGTAGCAATTGTATGAATGCCGTTTGTAATTGCTGTGCCGCTTGTGCCATAAGCAGATGTAGCACCAGACGCGCCAACATAGTAATTTAACCCGCGCAAACCGTTTGTGCCGCCTGTGGTTGTGGTGGTTGAACCAGCTTGGTCATTGTTGTTTGCCATTGATGCGGCTTCAAGTTGTGAAAACTCAAGCATCAAATCTTCAACAAGTGTTTCATTCAAATAATTTACATCTGACATGACCGCAGTGCGAATAGGCAATTGAGCCACAATCACGCGAGTTGGCAATTGCCAAATGCTTGTATCAATATTTGGCGAACCAGTATTAGGTGTGAATGTGTATGTCCAAGGGTTTGTAGACGATGCGGCATTACCTGTCTTTGCTACAAATTGAACACTTGAACCTGATGCTTTAATTTGTCGTGCGCCTTGGCGAAATGGATTTGCATAACGCAATGTGGCAAAGGCATCATCAAAGTAGGTACGACCACCGACATTGTTTCCTGAGCCAGTAATCGCAGACGCTTCACTTAGGTCAATCTTGACTCTATCGCCTGTTTCAATTGTTTGCTTAATACCAGTAAGGATTCGTTCGGTGATGCTCATTTTATTTTCCAAAAAAGGTTGCTGAAAAAAGGGTGGAGGTTTTTAGCCCCCACCCAATGGCAACTATCAGGTTGATGTGCCTGTCGAACGATAGCGAACGCCAGCGTTCGGGTCACGCACAGATGTAGCCAAGCGTTTCTCACCGTAGAAAGTGATAAAGCCGGGCGCAGTCTGGTCATATCTACGCATCACCATGTTCAGGCGGTCAACAATGGTGTGGAAACGCGACCAATCAGCAAAGTACATGGGGTACAAGCTGTTAGTACCAGCCGCGCCTGTTGTGCCTTGGAACGGGTTGTCCAAATACTTGTTAATCACAACATCAAAGCCGAGCATTTGACCGATGATGCCATCTGGGTTCAATGATTCCATTGAATTAAAGATTGGGCGACCATTGGTGTCTTGCAGACCACGAATTGCTTGAGCAAGGATAGGGTTAACCATAAACTTTGCGTCAGCAGTCCAATATTGCTGTGGCAAAGAATACATGAAGTTAATCACATCTTTGTATGCAATGTTGTTTAAGCCAACAGTATTGACATTGGAAGTCAATTGGTCATAGGTTGCCAAGCTGTGCAAGCCAGTTGTCGAGCCTGTACCGCTTGTACCGAATGCCGCTGTGGATGCTGTGCCACCAGCGTAGGTAGCATTTGAACCAGCGTATTGGTCAAGACCACGCAAGCCATTTGTGCCACCGTAAGGGTTTGTGCCTGATTGTGCGGCTTGGTCGTTATTCTGAATCATTGACAATGCTTCAGATTGTGCGAATTCTGCCAACATATCGTCAACAACATTACCTTCCAAACCATCGATGTCATCCAGCGCGGCTGTACGGATTGGGAATTGCACATTCAAATCTTGCAAAACCAATTGCCAAATGCTGGTGTCTTCAGTGGTTGCCGCGCCGTTGTTTTGGATGGTGTATCCCCAAGCCGCGCCAGCGTTACCTGTCTTGACTCGGAATTGATAGCTTGAACCATCGGTTGCAACTGTGCGTGACACACCGCGCATTGGGTTAGCCAAACGCAGAGCAACAAACACAGGGTCATAGCCTGTACGACCACCTTGGTTGTTGCCGCCAGCGGTCAGTGCTGAGGCTTCACGCAAGTACGCATCGTGTTGGCTTTCGTCTTCAAACATCTTCAATTCTTTTTCTACGCGGTTGTTACCTTTGTAAAAAGAAATCAGTTGCTCACGGACAGCACGGTTTACATCACCACGCACAGTTTTGTGTGGGGCGCGGATGATTGCTGGTGCTTGCACACTTGCAATTTTTGCTTCCAATGCAGAAATCTTTTCTGCCATTTCAGCTTTAACAGCTTCAACAGCTTCAGGGATTTTTGCTTCTACTGCTGATACCGCTTCGATTTGTTTGGCTTCGATAGCGTCCAGCTTCTCAATGATTGCTTGGGACATGATTAACCTTTCAGTCGTTTATCTAGGGTTTTTGACAACTCGCGCATTTCAAGTGCTTTGAGTATGTCAGCTTCGGTCACATCCACATCGGACTCACTCTGTTGTGGCGCATTTTCAATCGGAGCTTGGATAGCATCGCGCAATTCCAAAACCTTCTTGAAGACAGATGCGGAAGTGACCGCATCTTTTTTGGAAATCCCAGCTTCGCGCAGAGTTTTTTCCAAATTCTTTAAATTGGCAGAACCATCCTCGCGGAAATATTCCAGCTTATGCACTTCTGCCTGTGGGTTGTTCGGGTACATCACCACGCTGACTTCACGCAAGCCGCCTTTGGTGATTTGAAAATATCCTTCGTTAGTGTCATCGCCAGCCATCATTGGCATACCGTTTTCGTCAACATACTGGTATTCATCAGCGTATGCACCAACAGAAACACCGCCAAACATCATTGGCGATTCTTTCATTATTTGATACAAATCTGAGCCAGCAGTGGTATTCATATACAGCCGACCTTCTGCGGTCATGCCATCATCGTCAAATTCAAATTGTGTCCACTCGCCAACAGGCATTGCGTCAGCGGCATGGTTTAAAAACATTGGCAGTGGCTTGCCTTCTGCGCTAAATGTTTTTGCCCAATCCATAAAACCTTCAGGCTGATAGTTGAACTTGCGACCATCTGCGCCTTCTCTTGCACCCCATGTAGTAACACAGGCTTCAATCTTCCCAGTTGGTTCTTTGTCCGCGCTTTGCGCTTCCATGACCAGCTTGGCTTCGCATACCATCATCAAGTTTTTTGTCATGAATTACCTCATCGACTTTTGTTCGGTCAATGTCTTGTATTGTTTTGGGTGGTCTGCCGCGAGGCGGCTTCCCTCTAGGTTTGTAATCTTGCAAATATCCTACCACTTTTTGAAAAATGGTAGTCATTTTATTTGCCAATATTCATTTTTCGCGTTTGGTTGCCGCCTCCACCACCTGTATCTTGCGGGCTTGTGCCAGCAATTGGTTCGGTTTTGCCGCTGTCTTTTAATGTATCCGCGCCTTCAATATGCGCCTTGCCTAAGTATTCCCGCGCTTCATTCTGCGTCATGATTCCAGCATTTACACCAGCAACCGCATAATTCATTTGGTCAAGTGGTGCGCCCTTCAAAAAATCCTGCGTGTCAAACTCTACGCACAAATTCGGGTAGCCTTTAAACAGCGATGCTTTCAGCTTTTGCTGGACATTTACAAGAATCGGGTACATGGTGGATTTGTAAAACTCATCCAGCATGGTTTGCGTATTGTTATATTTTTGGTCGCCAATATGCAACATCGCTGGCGGTACGCCATACAAACCGCAAATTCTGTTCATGGTTTGCTTTTTCAAATTTGCCAAATCAGTATCTTGCAAACTTAACATTTTTAATGGTTCGTATTTCATGCCTTGGTCAAGCAACATACCCTGACCCGGCTTGCTCTTGTCCGTCTGCTGACTGCCCACCATGCTAGACCATGCTTCTTTCAGTCGTGCGGCAATTTCCTTATATTTGGCATCAGGAATCACATTGTCAGTGATGAACATACCGCTGGGCTTTGCGCCATTCAGCATGACATAGTTGGCATACAAATCAATATCTTGGTCTAAGCCAACCAACTCAGCCGCCAATATGCCTTTGTTAAAACCCGCTGAACCTTGCCATGCCATATCTTTGCAGTGCATGACCTGATGCGCGGCAAGCGGTTCATCTTTGTTAAAGCCGTAGCTTGGCGTTGACAGCCGATAGCTCGGGTATCGCGTTGGCGTGATGGTCACAGCAATAAGTGTGCTATCCAGTTCGTACATTTCCAATGGCGTTTGCGATGGGTCGGATTGGTCTTTTCTCCACCAAAGCGTGAACGCTTCACCAAGCAATTCATGCCACATCATCCATTGATACCAGTATTCGTACTGGCTTTGAAAATTGTTTGGGTTAGTCAGCAATGAATAGACTTGCTTGGCTTTGATTTTGTCACGCACACCCACATTCGGGTCAGTTAATGCGTTTACATATTTGCCATCTTCTGCCATTGCCATGATGTTGATTGGCAATTGTGAAATTGCTCGGGCTTTTACACCAACGCAAGCCATCACAGTGCTATTGCGGGTTAAAAGTGAAGTATTAACAGGGCGACCAGCGTTTGTTGTACTGCCAGTAGTGACATACAAAATCTGCGTGTTTACTGTCGGATTCTTATTATTGCCTTGATAGACAATGTTATTGCCTAATGCAGTTTGTCCGAAAAGGGTATTAGATTCTTTTGAATCTTTACCTTTTCCAATGAATCTATCAAGTATTCCCATGCTTCACCTTTAAAAAGTGCGGAAACCAAAACCACTCATTGTTGGGTTGTCCAAAGAACAATGCATTGCAATGATGAGACTGATTATGCCATCAACCTTTGCGCTTTTGTCGTTTTCATTTTTTCGCACTTTAACATTTCCATTTACATCTGTATACACTTCGCAATTTCCAAGTTGCCAACCAACAAATGGATTGCCATTGTGCTTAACACCATAATTCATAATTAACTTTTCAAGGTGCTTGCTTGGGTTACTTAACACAGCCATGCCTTGCCCGACTTTCTTAACAGGCAAGCCAGCATCATGTAATCGTGCAACCAACGATGCCGCATTGTAGGCATCAAAGCCAATTTCCTTAACATCGTATTTGGATGCTTGCCCAATGATGTATTCGCTGATTTCTCGGTCATCCATCACATTGCCCTCTGTGATGTGCAAAATGCCGCTATTGACTGCCACCCTAAAAATATCGCTGTAATGCTTGGGGACAAGTTCTAAACCATCTTCAGGCAAAAAGAATTTAAACTCGGCTTCGTAGTCATCATCGGCAAACCGCTTAAGCGTACATACTGCATTCAAGTCGCGGGTTGCCGCTAAGTCGAAACCTATATATACGGATTCGGGTTCGCGTTCGGTTTTTATCAATGCGCGGTCATCATCCCAATATGCGCGGTCAAGCCAAGCAGAGTTTGCGCTTACATAAATGTTAAGTGTCTTGCAAAGGAATTCATTTAGTGCCGCTGGCTTGTGCTTTGCCTGTTCTGCGCGTTCGGCAATAGCTTCTTCATACACGCTAATGCCGTGCATTGGGTTTGCCTTTGCCCATGTCTTGGAATCGCGCCAATCATCACCAAGGTCAAGGCTATACAGCAAACCAAACCAGCGCGGATTGTCCGTGGCTTCGCCTGTAAGCATATTTTCCAGCATCTGCATATCTTCAAAAAACTTGGTGTCTTTTGTGAATGATGCTGTTGTGATGTATATACGCAAAGGGTTTTTCCGCGCCACCATGCCTGAATGCAAAACCTCAATAGCGTTTCTGTCAACAATCTGCGCGGCTTCATCAACAATGGTGCATGATGGATTCATGCCATCGCCTGACTTTTTGGTGTCTCGGCTTAACGCTTTGAATTTGGTTTGGCTGTCACCAGCCTTGGTAATTTGATTGCGTTGAACCGCATAAAGCTGTGCAACATCATGCGGCATATTTTCAACAAAGCCTGTGGCGGCATTGAACACAATGGATGCTTGTTCGCGTGTGGTCGCCAATGTGTAGACTTCGGCGCCAGCTTCGCCCCAGTTCAATTCATATAACGCAATTGCCGCTGTCAGCGTTGACTTACCCGCCTTGCGCGGAATAAACACAATCACATCTGTGACCATGCGGGTCTTTGGGTCTTTTTTGCTTCTGAAGCCGTATATTGCGCAAATAATAAAAATTTGGAATGGTTCAAGAACCAACGATTTTCCAGCGTCTGGTCCTTTAGTGTGTTTCAGCGTAGATGCAAATTCTAAAAAATGCGTAACGTAATCAACGTGGAATTCCCATGCCCACGCCTTATCTTCTAATTGATTTAAAAACCGCTGACAAGCCAAACGCACATTGCGACAAACTGTAATTCTGCCTTTAGCAACATCCACGGCATACATGATGCCATCTTCGTAATTCATGGACCATTAAGCAATTTGGAATATTTGCCGCCCTCTTGCTTATTCGTGGCAAGTCGACCGCGCGGTGTTAAGCCAAGTTCGTTCATCAAAACAATAGCCCGACTTAACGCCTTGTCGCCAGCAGTTAGAAACGGATTCGGTCCAACAGTCGCGCCATTATTAAATTGCGTGATGATGCCGCCTTTGGCAACACCTTTCATGCACTTGATGTAAATATCCATCTGATTGGCTAATGCCGCCAAAACGTGTTTGTCTTGGTCTGAACCAATGCCGTAAGTTTCCCAAAGAAAGTCGCTTGTCTCTTTAATGAAAACTGTCTTGTCCCAAGCATCTGGGTTATCCAGCCAATCAGCTTTAGGAACTCGCTTGCGTACATTCTCAGGCAACGTGCCGCCCTTGTGTTCTGCTTTTGTGCCATGAACCAGATGCAATTCTGGTGGAAGTCTGTTAACCATTTTTTTTCCTTGCGTTTAGGGAATTCCCTCGCTTTTTTTTCCTGTGCCAATAATACCTTTTTTTGTTAACCCCCCAACGGC